ACCATGCTTTTTAATAAATTCTTTTTCTCTTTTTTTAGCATCTTTAATATATTGATTAGATGCTTTGTTTAAGGATTTAACAAACTCTGGTTTGTCTTCAATCCATATTGGTGTTTTAAAATATTCTACTATTTGCATTATTTAAATGGATATCCAAGGTTCCACATCACCAATGAATATCGTACTCCTTTCGTTACAGGTTTAACTCTATGCCATACAAATGAAGGAAATACAATAATAGATCCTTTCGGAAGTATTTCTTTTGCTTGCCTTAAATGTTTAGCTTCTTCTCTCATGTGAGGATCATAATTTCTAAAATCAAATTCTAATTCACCCCCTTCATATTCGGACCCATCGGTTAATTGACAAGTCATCGAAAGCTTTCTTATTTTACCATGTTCATTAGGATTATCAGGTTTGTTATACGGTTTATCCCAACCATCACAATGCCAATCATAATATTGATTGAGTTTATATTTTGTAAATTGACAAGACTCTGATCGATCCCATTCAAAATTCCATCCTGCATTTCTATTTGCTTGATGAATGTATGGGTGGAGTTCTCTATATATCCATGGATCATTGAGCCATACTAAATCTGAATTTCTTTTTCTTTTCATATCTTTTATTTCTTGTTTACTAAGTTCTCTATCTCCATACCCACCAGTTCTAGCCATGGTTTCTGCTTGTGATAATCCATATCTAATAATATCATCACATAATTTTGGTGGTATAGCTGAAGTAAAATACCAGTAATAATTAGATATATTCATATTATTTCAAACCACCCCGTTACAATGTATTTTTCTTCTGTTGGAGATACAATCCCTTTATGTGGATGAGTAAATTCAGCTGGCCAGATAACAAGTTTTCCTTTATTAGCAGATAAAGTTATGTTTTGAAAAGGAAATTCAGTTCCTCCTTTATCATTAACTGTATTTAAATATAACATATATACTAATTGTCTATTTTTATATTTAGTATCTCTTTCATAATGTAACCAATCAAAACCTGTTTTTGGTTTATAATGTTGTATTTTATTTGTAATGGATGTAGTGACAGAATCTTTAATATTATATTTATCTAAATATTTTTTAGCACATACTGCTAAATTTTTAAAAAAAACTTTAATAATTGTATTGTTAGAATCATTAAAAAAATGAACCTCTTTCGTATTTTTTATGTCAGGTCTTTCAAATTTATACTCATTATTGTTTTTATAATAATCCAATAATTCATCACAAATTTTTTCCGATATTGTATATTCCTCTATAAAATTAAATATATTCATAAGTTATTGTTTGAACAAAATTCAAACTATCTTTCTGTCTGTTGTTTAGATAATACATATTAGTTGATGGAAACATAATAAACATATTATCTTTTAATTCTATATCCCAACTTCTTCCTTTTCTTCTATTATCATCATAATAAATTCTTATAAAACAGTTATTAGTTTTTACACCATAGAGTAAAGTGTAATCAGGTGAATTTCGTAAATCGACTGGATCAATATTGAGTAAAGGAATTGTCTGTTGATTGGGTTTGTACATATCACCCCAAGTTGTTTTATTCACAAGTTGGAAACCATATTCTAAATTTACATGTTCACGAATATACGTATTCAACATGTCCCAAGTTCTTGAAAATGGAAACTCTTTAGCTGTAAATGTCGATTGTAAAATATCGCCTGATAACTTATCTCGGTCTATCTCAAAACCTTTAGGCATTGAAACATCACCGAAGTATAAAGCTTGTTCTGTTAAGATTCTTTTTTGCATGCCACCAACATGACTAGTATATTAAGCTAGACTATTTGTCAAATCCCAAGACTGTCCTTCTTCATTCCAAACATAAGACCATCTATGAGTGTTAGCTGTATTTTGATCTTCTTGTTCTTGAGTTAAAGCAGGTGCATCACCGATTGGTGATTGCCATCTAGCTTCATCTATTTTTTTGACCCATGATGCATATGGTTTTTTAGGCCAGAAGATTTGATCATCTTCATCCCAAGTATAACCAATACCTGCATAGTTTCCTCTTAATGCTTGTGATTGATCTGCAGATTCTGATCTAGTTTGATTACCTTCTGAATCAGTTGTGATTGTATAATGTTTACCACCAGATGTGTTGTAAGAAGTTTGAATCCACATTTGTGCAGGCCAATTATTGTGTTGTTCTAAATATTGTTGACCTACTGCTTCGTCTTCTACTCCATCAGCATTTAACATATCAGAATTATTCAAGGTTAATACTTGAATGACTTTTCCGTTCGCTCCTAGTTTTGCAAAGTGTGCCATAATTATCTCCTATTATATATTATAAATTTTGTTCATTCAACTATTGGAATTTGTACCTTATTATTACTATACCTGAACCGCCAGATGTATTTGTACCTGTAAATTGTCCACCACCTCCAGCTCCACCACCAGTATTGGTCGTACCGTTTGTACCGTTTCCTGGACCAACGGTATTTCCAGCTCCACCGCCTCCTACACTACCTGCTTGGTCACATGCAGGAGAAGAATTATTAGTTCCTCCTCTTCCACCACCTGCAAAATATCTTAAAGGACCACTTGGTCCTGGTGTTCCATAACTTGGACTTGGGTTGATTGCTGTGCCAACTCCAGGGCCTCCAGCGCCACCTGGAGTAAGTGGTTGTGGTGAACAACCGCCAGGAGAATTACTTCCAGCACCACCTGCTCCGCCGCCACCGCCTCCTGCAGTGTGGGTTGCTTGCTCAAAACTTCCTTTACCACCAGAATTTCCTTGAGGAGGATTAACTGGTGGCGTATTACCAGCTGATCCACATAGACCAAAATTAGAACCTGGAGATCTTTCTGCTCCTCCACCACCTCCAGAACCTCCTGAATTTCCTGAATTTGCTTCTGGAATAGTAGGTGAAGCTACTCCACCCCAACCACCACCTGTTGATGTAATTGTTGAAAAAATTGAATTTGAACCATTGTTACCAGGAGTTCCTGCTGCTGAATTTGGTTTAGCTGTCCCTGCTCCACCAGCTCCAACTGTAACTGGATATCCTGTAACTGAAACAGGTAAAGCACTAACACATGCACCTAATGGAGAAGCTGTATAACAACCTGAAGCTGCTCCAGAAGACTCTCTATAACCTCCTGCTCCACCACCTCCTGCAAAGGTTGCAGAACCTCCACCAGCTACAACTAAATAATCTACTGTTGTAGATCCTGCTGGTGTTCCAGCGCTTATAACTGTAAAAGTTCCTGGACCTGTAAAAGTGTGAATTTTGTAATCACCACAGCAAGTAATTGTTCCACCTGTTGCTACAATGAAATCAGATAAACCTGTTGCATTAGTTGTTCCATCATTAACATTTTTCCAACCTCTTGTGCCATCGACATAAACAAAAGTTAAAGAAATACCATTTGTTGAAGATTCATAATCAAATGCTAGACCATTAATAGGTGAACCATTATTTGCTACTGTTAAATTATTTGTTGCAAAAGTATTCGCATAATCTGCTACTGCTACTATATCACCTGCAGAAGGTGTTGCTGGTAAAGTTACAGTAATTGCTCCACTTGTCGTATTAACAAAATAACCATTCCCACTTACTGCTGTGAATGAAGCTGTCTTTGCAGTTGTATCCCAATTAACAGTTCCTGTACGACCAAAACCTGTTTGAGTTCCATTGTTCGTGATTGTTACACCACTAGGAATAACAAAAGTATCACCACTATCTCCCAAAGTAACTTGAGTACAATTTTGTTTTGGTGTTATCTTATTTACTTTTATTTCACTCATAATTTACCTATTGATATTTATACCTTATTACTACTATACCAGATCCGCCATTACCACCAACGCTTGATCCACTCGGAATATTTCCACCAGCTCCACCACCGCCACTTCCAGTGTTTGTTGTTCCCGCTGTTCCGTCTTTGTTACTTGCTCCACAGCTATATCCACTAGGTCCACCACCACCTGTTCCACCTGATGCAGGTGTTGTGCCTGTATCCCAACCGCCGCCACCACCGCCAGCTCTTGTTACAGGTGAGGCTGTAATAGAAGTTGTTACTCCATTTCCACCAGGAGCTCCAGTTGAACCACCTCCAACAGAACCTCCTACAGCTCCAGCTCCACCACCACCTCCTCCTCTATCGGGGTTTACAGGAGACGTAGTTGTAGTTCCTCCATTGTTACCTTGTGAAGGACTAACAGGAGGAGTATTTCCTGCTCCACCTGATTTTGAAGCTCTACCACCTCCTCCACCGCCAGAACCACCATTTCTACCAACTCCAGGTACAAAAGCACCACCACCACCACCACCTGTTGATGTGATTGTTGAAAAAACTGAATTAGCTCCATCTGAACCATTAGCATTATTTGTAGGTGCAGGTTGTGGTGGTGCTCCTCCTGCTCCACCTGCACCAACTGTTATTGGATAAGCTTGTGCTGAAACTGTTATTGATGTGCCTCCAGGATTACCATCTAAGGGACTAGCTGTATAAGGTGTGACTGGTGATTTGTATTCTCTGAATCCTCCAGCACCACCACCGCCACCACCACAAATTCCGCCACCACCGCCACCACCTGCTACTACTAAATATGAAACTACATTGTTTGGTGCAGAAGATGCAACACTTGATACAGTAAATGTCCCTGGACTAGTAAATGTATGAATCTTACAGTTTCCACAAAATGTTTCTGTTCCACCTGATGCCACTATAAAATATTCTCCGATATAACCTGTTCCTTCTTCAACAGATTTCCAACCTTGTGTTGCATCAACATAAACTAAAGATAAGCTTTCATTATCTGTATTTCTAACACTATCGGAAGCACTACCATCTAAATTAGATCCATTTCTTGCAATAGTTAAATTGTTTGTTGCAAATGTACCTGCATAATCTTTAACAGCCACAATATCTCCCGCACTTGGTGTTGTAGGTAAAGTAACTGTGATTGCACCACTTGTTGTGTTAACAAAATATCCAACTCCACTCACTGCTGTGAACGATGCTGTTTTAGCTGTAGTATCCCAGTCTACTGTTCCTGTTCTACCAAATCCTGTTTGAGATGCACCTGCTGCTAATGTGATTGTTTGACCACATCCACCTAAAGTTACAGTTGATCCACATTTTGCAAGATAAGTATTATCACTTGTATCTTTTATCGTGTCTGCTTTATAAACTTCCGCAGTTACTGTATGTGTTGCACCACATTTAGTAATAACGGCTGTCCCGCATTGATCTTTAATATTATCTACTTTTATTTCACTTGCCATAATTATTGATATTTATACCTTATTATTACTATACCTGAACCACCGTTTCCACCATACAAATAACCAGGACCTCCTGTTCCACCTGCACCTCCACCACCTCTATTTGTAGTTCCATTACCACCAGGACCTCCTGATGGACTTGGAGAGGAACCTCCTGTTCCACAAGGTGAAATACCTCCATTTTGTGAAGCTCCACCACCTGCATAATCTAGTGAAGATGTAGAAATTGAAGTTGTGACTCCTACACCACCATTACCTGGATGGCAACCTGGTGTATTTGTTGATCCTGCTCCTCCAGCACCACCACCGCCACCACCAGCTCCTAAAGGAGCACCAGCAAAAAATCCATCTCCTCCATTTTGTCCTTGAGGTGGACTAACAGGTGGAGTATTTCCTGAACCTGCTCTACCTGGATTAGCTCCTGGTGAACCACTATATCTAGGTCCACCTCCTCCTGAACCACCAGGTCCTCCAGTGTTACAATTTGATGGACCTGATCCACCAAATCCACCACCAGTAGAAGTTACTGTACTAAAAATTGAATTTGATCCTGAAATTCCAGGACCTTCTGATCCAATTGGTGAATTATCTCCTGCTCCACCTGCTCCAACAGTTACTGGATAAGGTGAAGCTGTTACTGTAATTGCTGTTCCACCAGGATTACCATTTAAAGGACTTGCTGTATAACATTGAAGAGGAGCTTTATATTCTCTAAAACCACCAGCACCACCTCCTCCTTGTCCTTGACAAGTACCACCTGTATTTAAAGATGCTCCTCCACCTCCTCCCGCAACTACTAAATAAGAAACTGTATTATTTGTAGGAGTTGCTCCTGCAGCTGAAACACAAAAAGTTCCTGGAGATGTAAATGTGTGGATTTTACAATTTCCACAAAAAGTAATTGTTCCACCAGTTGCAACTATAAATTCATTACCTATAATATTACTTGTTGAATCTTGAACATTTTTCCAACCTTCAGTTGAATCTACATATACAAAAGTTACAGATTGACCTTCAGTTGATAAAGTTGCAGGTGCATTAATTCCACCTATTTTATCTGTGCCGTTTGGTGTGACTGTAACCGCATTTGTTTGCCAGGTGTTTGTATAATCAGCTAAAGATACAATTGATCCTGCTGAACCTGCTGGTAAAGTAACTGTGATTGCACCACTTGTTGTGTTAACAAAATATCCAACTCCACTCACTGCTGTGAACGATGCTGTTTTAGCTGTTGTGTCCCAATCAACAGTTCCAGTTCTTCCAAAACCAGATTGTGTTGCACCACTTGCTAAAGTTACAGTATCACCTGATTGACCAATTGTTAATGTTGATCCGCATTGTGATGATATTTGATTAACTTCTATTTTACTCATTAAATAATTACCAATGTTCCTGTTACTGTTTGTGTACCTGTAATCGTTACAGGTCCTGCTAATACTCCTGAATCTAGTGTTTGGTCTTGATCTAATGTTGATGCATGAGTAACCACGTATCCTGTTGCTTCCATAACTGGAGAAATAGTTTTCTTAGCTGGAATTGTACAGAACACATCTTTGGTTCCTGAAGTAAAAGTAACCGCAGCATCAGAGTTAGATGAAGAAATGATAGTGTCTCTTGATAACGTATCTGGAGTAGCATCGGTTACTGTACCAACACCAACTTCCCATTCATCTGTGCCAGAGTTTACAATACAGTAATACGTAGTATTACCTGTACCAACGCCTGCTACAAATGTTTCAAAGTCTTGAGACGCACCATCTAAAGAAAAAGTTCCAGTTCCAGTAGTGGTGCTTGTCTCTTTAACTCGATCGTTAATGACAAGAGCCATCTATCCTCCTTAACTAATTCTTAATATCGCTGCCGATGTTGTAAATGCAGGAAACTGAATAGTAAATGTTCCTGCTGTTGCTGTTTTAACACCACCAAAATCTAAAACACAAACTGCATCAGTAGTTCCAGTACCACCATCCGTAGTTGTATTATAAATTAAAGCTCCTGCAGCATTTAATGTTACCCCAGTCCAAGATAAATTAGAAAAACTAGTTATACTTACACCGGATGAAACTTTTACACCTGAATTTACAAGTGCTTTACCACCTGCTGTGTAGCTTGATGAAGTTACTTCATTAGTTGATGCATAATTTTCAGTCGAGGCTCCTAATGTAGCCACAGATGTATACATTGCTAATTTAAATGTATCGCCACCTGATAAATCAAAATCATGTTTTCCTGCTAATAATTCTTTTTTGAAAGAATTACATATTGCGTTAGTTGTTATTGCCATTTTTAAATCTCCTTATTTTAATAATGTATTTGGCGATGGTGAAGGTACCTGTATTCTAGGAACACCATCATCAAATTCTGCTCTTCTTCTTCTACCCATTTGTTGGATAGCAAAAGCTTGTATTTCCTCATTATACTTACTTTTGTATAGATTGTACATATCCATGGGTCCTTTTAAATAAGAAAAAGTTTCAGTTAAAACACCATGAAGTAACATTCCCTCTTGATAGGTTGATAAATATGTATTTGTAGTGCTATTAAAATGAGGAGGTGTAACGATATAATTAAGTTGTACTCCATATGCAATATTAGGAGTAGGAGCTACTACAATTGAAGCATCATCCCAATTAGCGTAATATTTAGGTTGACCAGTTGCGCCAGTGCTATTGTATTCTGTAATAAAACTAGTATCTCTTTTTTCCATAAATTTTCTATCGCTAGTAATAGTTGTATCAGCAAAAACTTGTAAAGATCTTATAATTAAAAAATCTGCTGGAGTTACTAAATATCTTTTATTAGGAGTAAAAGAAGAAGTTGCATATTTTCTAGTGTCATCATAATCAACTTGTCCAGCTACATCTAATTCAGTATTTCTTATAAATTGATCAATTAATGTATCTGATAATACATTAGAATCTACTTCTGTGTAGTTTCTTACTTGAGTTAAAAAATCTGAATAACTTATCGCCATTAATTCCTCACATATCCTAAAGCTTCATCTGTATTAATTAAATCAGGGTCAGCTATAATATCTATTCTAGATATAGATTCTACATTACCTTTGTCATCTCTAAAAGCCGTCTCAACATTTTTTATATTCTCAGAAGATTCATAATTTTCTTCTAAAGAAGCTATTTCGTTTGTAGAATAAAAAAATTTATAAGTTGCCATTATGTTATACTCACTGTTACTGAATTGATATTCATTAATAATTCTCTTCTTCTATTTTGTAAAGATGGATCGGCAGGCACCATTACAGTTTGACCTTGTGTTATATAAGCAAAGTCCCCTGGTAATGTTAAATTAGCAACACCGACTGTTATTCCTCCCGAATCTGCTTCAACACCACTAATATCTGTTGGTTGTTGAAATCTTTGTGGTCTTGTATTTTGCAATGCAATTGCATCTGCAACACTTCGTCTTCTTCTAATTTGAGGATGTTTAGGTTCATATTCAGAAATATGTACTAAAGAACCATTCCATTCTTTAACCATTTCATTGTAAGGAAAAGCCATACCTGATCTATCTGATATTGCCTGCGAATATTTTCCTGATGCCCATTTAGCCATATTTATGCTCCACTAGGGTAAAAAGTTTGAGGTGAAATATAGGTAGATGTTCTTTGACCATCTTCGTCAAGAGCTCTCTTTAATTCATCTTCATAAATTAATTTATTTTGTTGTACTAAAGCGGGAGCCTTTTTCATAGATAAATAATAAGCAAGTCCAGCACACATACACGGTAAAAATCTATAAACAACATCTGGATCATTAGTGTAAGCCCCAGCGTCTTCTATTCTTTTAATAACATAAAATTTTAAGGTTGTATAAGTATTTAAATCTGGTGCTTGATACAAATAAATTACAGGAGTAGTTTGTCTATCTACATAATACTGAGAAGGTTGTCCTGTAGCTAACTTATTAGGTAATGCTGCATAAGCAGATCTATCTATTTTTGTTAAAGATACATCTTGAGTGTTTGCATTATTACCCGCTGCAGCAGTAGATGATACATAAGCTTCTAAGACATCATTAACATCAGAGTCTACTGTATAGTTTGCCTGACCAGAAACTAAAGCTATTTCATTCAATTCTGTTTTCCATAAATGAATACCTCTGTTACCCCACTCAGCAAAAAGTAAATCTAAACTTCTTCTAGCTGAACGCATATCATAACCAGAACTACCTACAAGGCCACATCTTTCATAACCTTCAGTAATTACGTCATCAATATTTAAATTAAAAGATGTAGTTCCTGAAGTTGCCATTATGCTTTCCTTTTCTTATCTACGCCTTTTATTTTACCTTTATTTTTTGATGCGTAAAAAACCTGTTTAGCTTTTTTTGCGCCATATTCTTTCTTCATGGCTTTCATTATTTTTTTGCCTTTTTCTGTTAATGGCATTTTAAATCTCCTTTATAGCGGCCGCTTTGAGAGTGTTTTTCTTCTCCTTTTTGCGGTTGTACAACTTCTTTGAGTGTACCACTTTTTGACTATACTTTGAAGACCTTAGGTTTTTTGCTATTAGGTTTCTTTTTAACTTGTAATCTTTTCTTTTTTTCACCTCTAGCGCCTCGTAACTGTCCTTCTATTTGTTTGGTTATTTGACCTCTGGATATTGCCATTATATTAAATCCACTGCCTTTCCTATTATTGGTTTATATTTAGTTCTACCATCTTCTTTAAAAGCTCTCAAGAATTGTTTTCTACCTTTTTCAGAAACATAACTACAATGCACCCACCCGCTGTTGGGCTCTCCTGGAACATAAAATTCTAAAATCATTTGATCAAAATCTAAATTCTTATAAATCCAATCTGCAACTTCAGCATTATCTTTACCTGGACATTCAAAGTCACAAGCCTCTGCTTTTGTATGCTGACTAGTAATTGAACTACCTATTTTAAGACAAAGATCAGGAGATCTAAATCCACTAGTCACGGTTACAGGCCCGAAGTGATCCCGTACGGGTTGAAGAATATTTTCACAAAGTAATTTTAATTTTTCAATTTGATTAGCATTAGGATTATTATCAACCCCTAATCGTACAGCAGTGTCCGATTTAATTAACTCTTGTAAAGTAAAATTCCTGGAAAGGTTCATTAGTGATCTAATATCTTTTTTATTGATTTACTTCCATCTATATTTTCTTCTAATTCAGCTTTTACATTACCACATTTATAAGTAACATTCAAATTTTGTTCCCGTTCTGCAAGTCTTTTACC